TGTGTTGTTGTTTATTGCGGAAGGAACACGCGTGGCTAAGTTTTCGTCTGATTTTGAGATTGATGTTTCTCAATTTGAGAAAGGCATGAACTGGTTAGACAGTGTTGGTACGCGAGCCGCTCAAGCTTTATTCAGGGAAGCTACACGAATTGAATCTGATGTGATACCTAGAGTTCCTGTAGCTACTGGTTATTTAAAATCAACAGTTAGCCATGAACCTAACGTTCCACCAGTTGATCTTCCTGCGACTGGAAGATTCCAAATGGATATAACAGTAGGTGATGCAGATACGCCTTATGCGAAAGAAGTCCACGAAACCGCTGGTATACCTAATCGGGGTTACGCGTGGAATCCAGTAGACAAAGTGGTTTACCAAAAATCAGGTGAAGGAAAGTTTTTAGAACGCCCTGTTATGGAAGCGGCTAAAGGAATGGAAATGAGATTAAAGCGAGACATTGAAGGATTGTTATGAGCGTTCTTGATGAAGTCGGCACTTATCTTGCCGCAAATGTAAGCGATACAACTCTCACACTGGGAACAAATCTTTTCTTGGGAAGGCTTCCTGATTCTCCTGATACTTGCGTTTCGCTTCAGGAGACTGGTGGTTTAGCTCCAGTAGATACAATGTCAGATAACACGGCACCTGTTATGGAACGCCCGACAATACAAGTTTTAGTAAGAGCAGTAGCTTATTCAGATGGAAGAGCTTTAATTAAAGATTGTTTCGATAAAGCTAATCTAGTCTGTAACGAAGATTTATCTAGCGTGCGGTATGAACGCATTGAAGCGATTCAATCACCGTTTCCTGTTTACCGGGATAGCCAAGACCGAGCCGTATTTTCTGTAAACTTTATTTGTCATAAGACTATTTCATAATGTCCCTACTTGATCCTTATGGTGAAAACACTAAACCTGAACACAAACGTTTAACACGGCTTAAAGTCAGGTGTGGTAATTGTGGAAGGCTGTTAGCTGAACGAGTAACAGCGCCTTGGACTATTAAATGTTCACGTTGTAAATGTGTTAACGAATCGGCTCCTTCGATACCGGCTCCTAAAGAATTGTCTGAAGAAGCGGCTTTAAAAGTAACTACTGCTCGAAAAGAATCTATAAATAACTCAGAGAGGTCAAACAAGTGATAAAGTTTGAGAGAACTTACATCAGTGACCTTCGTGTCCGCATGTGACCTTCGTGTCTTATTTGGTTAGGCGTAAAGTCTCATGCACTATAAGGAGGCAAGATGCCTAAGTATATTGTGACAGGAGGAGAACACGGAACCTCCGGTATTAACTATAAAGATGAACGTTACGAACCCGGAGATACCGTTGAAATAGCTAATCCTAAAGGGCTTTGGTTAATCAAAGAAGGCTACCTCGAATTAGCATCTGAAGCTGAAAAGCGTAAAACTGCTGAAGCTAAAGCAGAAGCAGAAGAAAAAGCTAAAGCTGATGCTCAAATTGAAGCTGAAGAACAGCTTGAACGTGCAAGAAACGACAAAGGACATTTTATTCCTGATGATCCTTCTACTCCTGATGTAAATGAAGCTTATGTAACCAAAGAAGAAGCTGAAGCTCCTGAAGAAGCTGACGCTGAAACAACAGGAGGTAAGTAATGCCAACATTTGTTCATGGTAAAGGAACCAAGGTTTATGTTGATGAGTTTGATTTGTCAACATATTTCCAGTCCGCAGACGTAACGTTAGAAAACGCAACATCAGATATAACTGCTTTTGGAGCTACTTCACGTTCGTTTCTTTTGGGATTAGCTAATGGCACTCTTTCATTAGGTGGAATGTGGTCAGGTGATACTGATGGTTCTGACGAAGAACTTCAAGCTCTACTGGGAAGCACCACGACACCAGTCGTGACAGTTTGTGAAGATGCTGGAACTATAGGCAATTCATCGACAGTCGCTAAAGCACACGAAACGAGTTACACGATTTCTAATCCAGTGGGTGACGTTTCAACGATTACCGCTGATTTTCAGGGATCAACTGATGCAGTAAGTAATCTTACTTATGGTGTAGCAGGCGCAAAGCAGTTAACAACTGGCGCTTCGATAGCTTTTGGTTCGCTGGGTAATCTCACAGGTGTAGATAACAGTGCTTCAAGCACTAATGGTGGTGTAGGAGTTCTTCATGTGCCTGCAAATACTATTGGTGGTGGCGCAACAACAATAAAAATTCAACATGATTCATCCTCCGGCTTCGGCTCGGCGGCTGATCTCATAACGTTCACATCTGTCGGGGCTTCGACCAAGACAAGTGAGATGGTAGCCGTATCGGGAACAATAAATCGTTACGTTCGAGCTACTGCAAGTACAGCCGGAAGTTCCGGCGCAATCACCTTTATGGTGTCGTTAGCAAGGTTCTAGGAGGACTATAAATGCCAACATTTGTACACGGTAAGTCAACTGACTTTGAGCTTGATGATACAGGCGGAACTTCACGTTCGCTTGCTAACACGCTCACTTCAGTAGATTTTCCTGAAACTATAGATACAGCCGAAACAACTGCTTTCGGTGCAACTTCACGTTCATATATCGTGGGGCTTCGTTCAGCAACCATTTCAGTCTCAGGACTGTGGGATGCCACTGTTGATGGTTACATCATAGGAACAGAGCCAACAAGTAGGAGCTTTATATTTGGTCCTGCTGGTAGCACAAGTGGTAATGTGAAATACACAGGTGAGTGTATTCTCACTAATTATTCAATCAGCAATCCTGTAGGCGATGTGGTGACATACACCCTTGATCTTCAGGTAACTGGTGATGTCACAAGAGGAACTTATTAAAATAAGTAATTAACAACTAGACGAAGGAGTGACCGAAGTGTCCAAACTTAGTGAAAAAATTAAAGCTGTCGATGACAGCAGTGTTACATTGTATGAGATTCCCGAATGGGGAGTCACAGTAGAAATCCGTTCAATTACGGCTAGATCACGCGCACGTTTCTTTGCGGAAATATCTAACGAAGATGGTACGGTTGGTTTCAACGCTGATCCTGACCGTATTGAAGGCATGTGGTGGCACGTTATTTCTAAAACTTGTTTCGATCCTGAAAACGGCGAACCTGTTTTTGAAGATGGCGATAAAGAATGGCTATTTGAACGTAACGCACTTGTAATAAACCAACTAGCTGAACAGTGTATGGCTGTTTCCGGATTAACAGGAGATGCCATTGATGAAGCGGGAAAAGTCTCCTTGGTTTCCCCAACCGACAAGGATGGAGAAACCCCGAAAGACGATTCTACTTCAGGTTAGCGAGAGAGCTTGGCATGACTGTATCCGAACTCCTAGATCGCATGAGTAGTGCCGAGATGACAGAATGGGCGGCGTTGTTTAAAATCGAAGCCGAAGAAGCCGCTCACAATAATCGTGTATCCAGTTCTCGAACTAACATGAGATCGAGAAGGTGATAGATGGCAACTAAAGTAGCTGAACTCGTAGCTTCCCTGCGTTTAGACGCTAAGGAATTTTCACAGGGTGTTAAAGAAGCTGAAAGCAAATTAACAGATTTCGGTAAGAAAGCGACTAAAACTGGTCGCAAGCTAACTATGGCAGTAACTCTGCCTATGGCTGGAGCCGCCGCTGGAGCGATTAAAGCCGCTTCAGATTTTGACACTATTGGTAACTTTCGATTAGTCCCTGTAGTCAGGGTTTTCCCAAACTATAAGTACTGCATTATTTCCAACTGTTGGGTCGTCTAAATAATCAGGTATTGCTCCTCGAGCTTCAAATCCGTTTTGTAGTTGGAAACTAAGTGTTGGGTCATAGAGATCACCCGATACAACTTTGTCTATGTATTCGTCAGCTGACATTGTGTCTAAATGTTCGGAGTATCCCGGTATGACTCCGCCGGCAACAATTCCTTTTTTTCCTAGTTTTCTTACTGCTTCTTTTCTCAACTCATAGAGTTGGTGGCCTATTCCTCTTTTGCGGTATTCCGGATTTACAGCAATTGTTACTCCGTAATACCAATCACCTTCTGGGTTGTGATCGCCACCTCCAGCTGTTCCTGTTAGATCATCGAGTGAATGGTAAGCATCTTCGAAATTGAAATCTAATAGTAGGCCGACACCGAAACCTATTGGTTTATCTCCATCAAGTGCTACAAAGCCGCCTTCGGGGAAAACTTTGCAGTATCCAACTATGTCTTCGTAGCTAAGTAGGTCTTCGGTGCCGATTGATGAGAAGACCGTGTGTTCTATTTCCGCGAGTTGTTCAGCCCATTCAACTCTTATCGGGGCGTAGGTGATTTCATTCATGGAATGGGACATGGACGTATTCGTTGAGGTTGGGTACTCCCCAAACCGCCCAGAAATCTAAGGTCTGTGGGCACATAATTGCTGCGCCACTTGACTCAATGTGATAGGGGTCTTCTGAAGTTCTGCAGATGGCTTCAGGATCACGAGTTACTTCAATAAGGTCTTCTACGCTCAAGTTTTCTTTGGCTAGAAGTTCGGTGGCTCGAGATAGCCGATGTTCCGAGTTTGCTTTAATATTTAAGTCCCTTAGTGCCTCAACATGCTTTGCTTGATCCCAAAGAACATGGTTTGTGTGCACTAATGGTTCTTGTTCCAAAGTCTTGTAAGGACGTGTGGTAGGCATCGCTTCGACCATGTGTCCATTTCCTGTGGAGTCAAAAATTAGAAAGCTATGCGCTCCGGCAAGATCTGCTGTGA